CCCTGCGTGGGATACCTGTTTTCCCCCAAACGGCTGGGGGTGCCGGTGCGATGTAATACAGGTAATCCCGGGGACGCACCCTCGCTCTGAGAGCAAGGAGGTAGTCGAACTCATGGAGGAGATGACACCCGGTAAGCAAGAGATTTTTAGATTTAATCCGGGCAAAGAGCAAAAGCTTATCCCGCCTCGTCATCCCTACTATGGCAAGGATGGGAATGCTGAAAGGGAAGCCATACGGAATAACTTACCGACACAAGATATCATAAAAAAAAGAAGAGCCCAATTCGAAGAATTAAATAGAGATCCAAACTATACTGATGTTGACTTTAATGAGGAGAATGGCGGAATAAAGGCAACACACATAAATCACAGCCACCTCAAAGATGAGGCAATACAATGGGAGAAGACAGTCCAAGAAGTAGGATTTCGATATGGGCATGTAGTAATCCTAGAAGAAGAGAGACAAGATATCCCCAATCGCAAGAATACGGACGGTACATGGGATGGGAAAGAGATGGAGATAGCAACCTCAACGACTGGCACCTCTAACAACATCCGAGATAAACTTAAACACTGCGCATCGAAACCCAATGCAAAGGTCGCTATAATCAATATTGTTGCCGAAGGGGAAGTCCATATCTCCGAAGGATTTAATAAATATAATGGACTCAAAGGGACTGCTCAATGGAGAGAATTTGATAAAATCATTATCATCTATAAGGGAAAAATAGTGGCGCACTAGAAACAGCACGCCACTGGGAGCGACGAACGGCGGAGCAAAAGCCCGATCTTACTACCGTACCTCACACCGCAAAGATAATAATAAAATCGGAATAAACTATGGAACTAGATAAGCAAGACCTTGAGCGCTTGTTAGCTAACGATCTACTAGTCATCATGCAGGAGGAGACCGCAGAGGCATTTGTGCGTAAGGAGTGGGACGGTAAAGCGTGGCCTCCACGCAAGCACGAGGATGGCATCGGCTCTCTTATGCTGCGCAGCGGAGCACTGAGGCGGAGTATCACGGTCGAGGCGGACGGCAACCAGGTAGTTATCAACAGCAGCACTCTCTATGCTCATATACACAACGAGGGAGGGGTTGTACAAGTCCCCGTAACCACCAAGATGCGCAAATATTTTTGGGCGATGTATAAAAGCACAAAAGACCCTAAATACAAGGCGCTTGCCATCACTAAGCGGACGCAGCTTACCATCCGCATACCTAAGCGCCAGTTTGCCGGAGTGACGCGTCGTACGCGCAGCAAATGGCGCAAGGCTGTAGACCATCGCCTGCAGTCTCTAGACCTGATAGGATCCGTAAAAGCAAAAATCAAGAGATAAAAAAGGGCTACACTCGTCGGTGAGAGTAGCCCATTGCTATTCTTTTACTTGTGCTAATACCTATATCGACGAAGGAAATTGTGAAGGAGAACTCGATTGGGACTTCATTTTACTACTTAAAACCTGCTGTGTTTCTCGATATTCCCTCGCTTCAGCTAATAATGTAAATTCGACAGTAGCTCCCATTTTCTTCGCTTCTTGCTCAATCGTGTGTAACGGGACATGGAAAAACTCTTTGCGTAGATTTATCATATTTACTCTCATACCATCGAACTTACTATGCAAAGCAGACTCCATAGCAGGGGCATCCTCCGAAAAAATCATAGCATGAACATCAAAAGGGAATGGTACGGATGCATCTCCTAGTTCTCGAACACGATCCATGGGCTCTAATCTTCTTGTCATTCCGATTTTGTACACATCCTCCCCAAAAGAACCAATATTCGATATTACATAGACATACCCCATTTTTGTCTGTTGAGCCATTGATATGGCTTTTTGTTTTAGAGTTTCGGCATTCACAAGGCCAGCTTCTAATTCTGCAATCCGAGACAACAATTTTTCTTGTTGTTCTCCAGCTGCTGTACCAAGTTCCTTTCTTGCCTTTTCGAGAGCCAACATATAGGTTTGTTGTTCTTTCTCTGCTTTTTGTCTAGCCCGTTCAGCATCTCTCATAGCTTTTTCCTCTTCCCTCATCTGCTCTCTGATAGCACGTTGCTCTTCCTGCTCCTCATGCCGTTTTACATGATATTCATGTGTTAGACGTAACTCATCAAGTTTCAAAGATTTGTAGCGAGGAGACAACGAAACACCTTGCGTCTTATACACTTTATTAATAGCATTAAAAGACTTTTCAATACGATCCTCCATCCGAAGAATATTATTCCAATCCACACTGGCAATGAAGCTGTCACACTCTCCATTAAACGCCCTTAACATGAGCTGTTTTTCTCGTTTGACCATTGCTGCTCCTTGAGCTAAGCTATCATTCCATGAGATTCGGTCACCACCAATAGCGGCAAGGCCATCTTTAATCATCTCTTTTTGCTTATCCCTAACCTTCGCAATTTCGTCCTTAAATTTTTCCGAAGTCTCAAATTTAAAATGGGGCTTATACAATCCATATTCAATCATTTCAGAGTATTCCTCATATGCAGAAATCTCTGTACGTAGATTCTGAAAAACATTAAGGGCAACAGAATACTGCTTACGTAATGAATCATATTCTTCTCGTAAGTGATTAAGCTCTGTTGTTACGTTAAGTAACGGTTCAAATGGGGATAGAGCCTCAATGCGTTGTTTGAGTAAAGCATTTTCTCGTTCAAGTTCAGCAATTCTTGCAAGTTCTTTCTTATTAAATAGTCCCATAAATTTTGTGTTATATATTGCTTATGCAAAGGTACAATTCTAATGTAAAAAAAAGGGGGCACTCCGTCTCCCGACGTAGCACCCCTGAAAAGATAAGAAATAAACTAACTAACCCTCAGGTGCTGCTCCCTCTGAGAGCACCTCTATGTTGTGCCACTCTCGCTCTGTGAGATGGAGGACAAAACGCAATCCCCCTTCCATCACACACTCCTTGCGAGTGGTAGGGATACGTCTATCTCTTGCTGCTGCAGTGCTTACCACTGCAACAAATCCCTTACCGGATGGGGTAAAACGTATACCCCTGCTCATACCTCTGTCATATTAAGAGGGATGGTCGCCCAGCCCGTTGCCTCTTTGACTTGAGCTTGCACAAAGGAGCGAGAGGCATACGGTTGATACGACTCCTCGATGATTTTTACCCCCTCGAGGAGTACATCATCCTTCCGCCGCTCGGCCAGTTGCCGGAGCTGTATCACTCGAGATGGTTGCAGCGCTCCGCGCTTATTACGTGAGAGGAGGTGCATTACAGTCTTGACAAGATCTTCGCTATCCTGATCCTTTGCAAGCGACTGCAGATACCTTGTCACGATCGCAATACCATCCTCTACCGTGTCCCTGTAGTCGTCAACAACACGATTACCGATCGTTATCCGATAGCGCGAGTCTGACGAGGTAAAGGTATGCGTATGCTGCCCACCCTCGCGCGAGAGATGCATTACCTCATCCTTCATTTTCAGGATTGCTTCAAAGTTGCCGTAGATGGTCTCCTTTATCATCCGCATCGTCTCGCTGAGTTCAGCGAGCTGGGAGACAGCAGCCGCCACCTCATTATTGACGAGGATAGCGTACTCCTCACGTTGCGCCTTGCGCGCTGCTTCCTCCCGTTCCTGGGCTTTCTTAGCTCTAAATTCTTCATACTCAGCCCGTTCTTCGGGCGTCATCATTACTTGCTCTTCCATATTACTACTTATTTTAACGATTATATCTAATTGCTAGGGTTAGATTGATATGACAACTCTCGCACAGACGCAAGCCACTATGCCAAGGCGCATGGTAGAGATCTACTTTTGGTTTTTTCTTAACTCGTCCGTCATAGTTGTCTATAATCTGCTGTGCCTCGCTCTTGATTTGTTCGACCTCATGGTCAGTAAGGAGTTGATGTTTGTATCCCTCGGCGAGGGTCTGTAGCTGAGATTCTAACTTGTTTTTTGCCTGTGTGGTAAAAATGGTAACAAACCACCACTCCTCATGAGATTCTTTTTCTTGCCCTTTTATCATATCAACCAACCCTTTATCGAGCTAATCGAGAGGCTGAGCAGCTCTATATCACTCGTCATCATACCTCGCCATTTTTGCAGAGATGCCGCAGCCTCATCAAAGTCGTCTGCATTGATTATTACTGATATCGTCACTTTGCGAGTACGATCCCTTGCGTCGTCATACTTGAGCACTGCGCATCGAGCGCGATACCACTTGTCGCGATGCTTATCGCGATCATAAGAGGCAACTACTTGCTCTATCTTGAGCTGCTTGATGCTCAATACCTCTACATCTCGATAAGAGCTAAGCTCGTTAAGCATTGCGATCTCAGCCCCGTTCGACATGAGAGCAGAGACGATGTAGACCTCCGTTACCTTTTTTGCCTTTCCGGCATCGTCTATACGCTCATAGCGTACCTTGACCTCATAATGCAGTTTTGTAGTCATAATTTATAGTGTTATTAATTTGTATATACCTACAGCATCGAGCACAGCCGAGCCAATTAAGCTCGTCCCGATAAATACATCTCCTGCCCTGCCCCATTTGTCATCACGCCTAAAACTCTTAACAAGGCCTAATACAAGCAATCCGCATATCCATGAGTGCACGAGTAACACGAGCACGCCTAGTATAATTAGTATCATCATCTCCTCAGCTTTTGATATTGTTTTTCTACTGCGATCATGTCCTTAATCTTATCGTTATAAGCAAAATACAAGCTCCTCAACCGCTGACGAGGGATGCGATTAAACTCGCGTATCCCACACGACCTGCAGGCTGTTGCCTTGATGTATGATATCGTAACCTCTCCCTTGCCACACATCGCCAAAAACTTGCCGACAACCGCGATAAGCCGCTTACGCAGCGCATCCATTGAGTCGCGTCCGTCTCGCTTGTCGAGCTCACGCGCAAGGCAAGCACACACGTCAATAAGCTGATGCTGCGAGAGATCGACACTGCTCAGTACGTTGTACTGAGAGAGGAGAGCTCGCTTGTCTTCGTCCGTCATACCCAGCTGCCCGGCAAGGGTATGGTATTTCTTGAGTAAGTCCTTATGGATCTTATCCATTACCTTAGTCTCTTTCATAGTCTTGTAGTTTTATTCCAAGTATCTCTTTTATAGCCTCTTGTAGGTGCTTACGCGCTGCCTCTTGAGCCTCCGAGAGGTCGTAATACTTACCAATTATCTCCTTATAATCTCTCTTGAGGACACACACATTATCCTTGATCAAGATTACATATGTAACAAGCGGAGTGCGACAAGCAAGCGCAAAGGTGTCTGTATTATTGACCTCACGCCATCCTAACTCGATATCGTGGATTATATCACACTTAACGCTCTTGTGCATATCCTCAAACACGATATCTTCCGCAGCACGGACAGCGGATAAGACCTCATTTACAATCCTCCTCTCCTTATTATCGATAAACATCTTAGATAGATGCTGTCTAACAGCCTCTCTCATCTCCTCGAGAGCTAATACATACCTATCCGCAATCATACTCCTCCTATCCTTTCTTCGTATTTCCATCCTTTGATTTTGAGGGCTTGCTTAACCCTGCTTACATGGTCGTACAGTGCGCGCTGCTTTGCTGCCTCGATGGTGGGGTATGTCTCCTTTGCCCCTCCTGCGTCGAGCACCCATTCACGCCCTTGAGGCTCTATCATGTAGACCATGTAGGGTGTTGTCCCGAGCCATGTACGCTGATCATACGACGACCAGCGTATGCCTTCAATTCTGATTTGTCCCATTTCTTCCTTATTTAGTATTCAACATAGCAAAATGACTGAGGAGGAGTGATCCCTGGATAAGCCTCTTGTAGCAGTCTAGGTCTAGGGTATGGACTAAATGAGCCTATCTGTATAGCATACCCAACGGATTTACCCCAAAAATATCTGTCGAAGCAGTCTTTGGATATGCCCGATTGTAGTGCCGTCCGTTCCCAAAGTCTTTCAGGGGTATCACACAAGACGTCTTTCACGTCGATCTCTCCAATGACACGACAAACAGGGCTTGAGGAGTAGACAACAATCCTACTTATATTGCGATTCTTATAGATGGTCTTCCTGTATTCAAAGAGTTTCTTCCCTCGCATAATCTCTTCGACAAAAACGGGCTTAATCGACAATAAAATCTTCATACCTATTCATCCATTTCTGCGTTAAACTTCTTTTTTCGTGCCTCAAAGGCGATGTAATCCGCCCCGCCGTATCCGTTCTCTGTCGAGTAGCGAGTCTCGCATCGTGCGATCCCTCCTACCACTCTCACCTTGATATCCGCATCGTGCTTGAGCTTGATTTGTTTGCTATTGTAAGCGTCCCCGTTGCGCTCTTGACCGATAAGGACAAAGAGCTTGCTAGGGTACTCGTGCCGCAACGCAATGAGCTCGCTAGCCGGTGCATCTTCGAGGTACATCACCGAGTCGATAAAAACGACGTCGGGGGATTGCTTTTTTGCAAGGCGATTGCGGAGCTCGGGGAGAGGCTCTCGGTCAAGCAGCATAATATGATTACCGCACTCTGCCATCCCGGCTCGACGCCATGCCTGCTGCATAGCGGGCGACAGGCCTTGCTCGAGGGAGTTGTACGCCACCTTGCGCACGAACTCTGTGAGGTACTTAGCGAGCTGCAGGCAGTAGGTGGTCTTGCCGCTCCCGCTCTTGCCGTAAACAAACCACATACCCTGTAGAGCCGGTAGCCCGAGATGGTCACGCCATACGCCCCCGAAATCCGCCAGTTTAAACTGTGCGGTAAGCACGTTACTATTAGAGTATGCTCGTCTCATCCTTACGCTGCAGCCTCACTCTTTGCCACCCATATAGCGCGTTTAACCCTGCGCAGGTCGCCCTCGCTCTCCTTGCTGATCTCGCGTATCTTGCGATCGCTCTCGATGCCGTTAGCGCGACACACTACCGCTACATCCTCCTCGCTGATACCCTCAAGGGCGACAAAGCGGCGACCGATGCGGCTGTATATCTCCTGATAGCCTCGTTTACCAAGACGCAGCCCCCGTCTAACACGACTCTCGAGGTACGAGGTAGCACAGAGGACAATACCGCAACGCCCCTCCAGCTGGTTATAAAGCGTGATAAAAAAGTAGAGCACTTGATCGCTCAGCTTATCCGCCTCGTCGAGGATAAGGAGGGGGCTATCCGTCTTACTCAGCGTCTCCACAACGTCCTCCATCATCTCATTAATCGTGCAGCCGGCCACGTTCGCGCCCATCGATTTGAGCAGCTTAGCGACAAAAGTGCGGCGGTTCCAGTGCTCCGAGCAGACTAGGTGGTAGATACTCCTGCCCCTCGAGGCGTAGTCCCTGCAGGCCTCTGTCTTACCGCTTCCGGCCTCGCCTACCACCGCTGCCACAAGGCTATCACGCTGCGCAGAGGAGAGCAAAAAGGTCATTTCTTGATATGCTTGTGTCTCGGCCAGCACCCACCCCGACTCCTTGCGTCGTGTCTGCTTCTCGATGCTGCGCCACATCTCCTCCGAGATGCTCTCCAAGTCCGTCGAGTTGAGGATCTTGTTAATCGTCGCGCTCGATACGCCTACGAGGCTGTTTGCCGCCTTTTTTTGACTCCCCTTGAGCGCAACATACGCTCTGAGTTGTTCCGTTATTTCTCGCTTTTCCATATATGATTAGTTATTTCTTGACTTTCTTTCGATCCAGCGCGGCAGTGAGTGTCGCGCAAAGTAGCTCCAGGCGGCAATAAAGTTGCCCATCACTACTAAGTAATAGAGGGCAAGGGCAAGCGCACTCAAGTCCTCGCGAGGCTCTGCCATCAAGGAGAGTCCTGTAATCAAGATCCATACCGTCTTGATAGTGTCTAATACAATCTCTTTTCGTCTCATATCTCTGTTTAACCCTCGATTAAACGCCGTTTAATCATAGCTTCTTCAGCCATTTTTTCTCTCTTTCGAGGGCGGTATCGCCCTCATCCTTTACCTGCGAGGTTACAATCTCCTCGTAGTCCTCCTCGTAGTCTACCTCCTCACTCATTGTGCCGATCTCCTTACTCCGTTGATCCTTGTGTTGTCCCTTGCTATCCACCAGCAAGCAGCCACCCAAAAAGCCCTTAATCTTAGCTTGATCAATCACCCCTGCAGCAATATCATGACAGCTAGTAAGACGAGCTACCTGCTTGCGCTCCAGCTCCTTATTGTACGCCTCGATGCGTGCCAACTTTGCGGCGTCGCCGGGCTTACGCTCCACAAGTGCCATCGGTTGTATCTCCTTAGCCTCCAAGAGGTACTGACGCGAGCCGTCCGCATTGACTGCAAGGGCAGTGCCGAGGTCGTCCGGGTCATACTTAATCGTCCACTTTTCGGATATGCTGCACTCGCGGAGGGAGGGGTCGAAGCAATCGTAATCTCTGCGCTCACCGAGCAGCGTCGGGCGAAATCCGTTAGCCTCGAGAGCTATCGTCTTACCTGTGTCAAGGCCAAAATGCAGGAGATAGCGGTCGCGGGGCATCTCTAGTCGATACTCGTCCGAGAGAGCATTGAGGTAACCCTTGTACTCCTCGAGCTTCTGCCTGCGCTCCTCCTCGATGATCGCCGCAATCTGCTCTACCACCTCGGCCGAGGTCGGAAAATACTTGCGGTGTAGGTTAAGTGCCTCTTGGTTGGGTTGCTTACCCCCTCGAGAGGTAACCCCCTTACCTGCCCAGTTGACCTGTGTTTGGCAATAATGAGTATTGAGATAGTCAAAATAGGACTCTACCGGCTTTGCCTTAGCGTTGCCCACGCTCGCTGGGGTAACACGTGCCGCGATGGCAGCATACAGGGGCGTAAGGCTCTTAATTGCGTAGTTGTCCGTCTGCAGCTGATTGACGCGCAGGAGCGTACCCGTCAGCGACTTGATGTGTAGGATCGCATTACGCAACGCCGCCTTGATGAGAGCCGGGCTCTCGTGGTCACCCACCGCATACCCGACTGGGTAATTACAACAAGGGTCAAGCACCACTACCACCGTCTTACGCTTGTGATAGGTAGTTGCGCCTCCGCCCCTGGGCTTATCCTTATATAGGAGCTCGGCAGTCCATCCGTCCATGCTCCATATATAGCAAGCGGCGGTGGGCTTACTCCGCTTAACCGTCATCTGTCGATGCGCGCGATGCTGACGCACGCCCTTGCGCCCAATCATGATAAGATTGTTGTGCTTGCGTCGCCACACCCGCACCGTAGCCGCCGAGATAGCCTCCCAGCTATTGCCCTCTGCAATCTTATTGTAGAGAGCAGCTACCGCCGTGTCGTCTAGGTTATTGTAGTGACCGATAAGACTAAGCAATAGCCCCTCTTGCTCCTCGCCCTCTATCTTAAGAGCGTTGCGGTTTGCGAATTTTGCACTCACAAGAGCCTCATATCCGCGCC